CCACCCAAAAAGGCGTTGACGTTTCGTTTAACAGCGTTGAACGCACGATGTCTTTGGACGACTATTCCAAACGCATTCTTGCGCCAGCTGTAAACAACCTCGTCGGCGCTGTCGCTGCAGACGTGATGTCAGGTGCAGAGCCAGGTGTTTCGAACTTGGTCGGTAACTTTGACGCTGCTGGTAACTTGCTTCGTCCTACGCTGGACACATTCTTACAGGCAAAAGCACTGTTGAGCTTGCGTTCGGCTCCTACCGACTCCCGCAAGTTCATCCTTGATCCTGTCACGATGGCAAGAACAGTCCAGAACTTAACTGGCCTGTTGAACCCAGCGACAGAGATTTCTGAGCAGTATCGTAAGGGTGAAGTTTATAACGCGATTGGCTTCGACTGGTTCGAAGACCAGACGGTTATCAAGCACACGACGGGTGCTTATTCCAGCCCTGCAGTGAACGGCGCAAACCAGACCGGCACAACGCTGACTGTTACGTCACTTTCTGGCCCGCTTAACCAAGGCGACATCATCCAGATCGCTGGCGTGAACGCTGTCAACCGCATCACGAAAGTTTCTATAGGTCAGTTGCAGATGTTCGTTGTTACGGCGAATGCTGCGACCGGCGCAACGAGCCTTTCGATCTACCCTGCAATCGTTCCGCCTTCCGGTGGTTCGCCTGTGCAGTATCAGACGGTTGATAGCAGCCCTGCAAACGGTGCAGCTATCACCCCAATGACGCTGGCTTCAACGGTTTACCGTAAAAACCTTGCGTTCATTCCAGATGCAGTCACGATGGCTACCGCTGATCTTGAACTGCCTAAAAACATGCAGGAAACTGCAAGAGAACGTATGGACGGGGTTTCTATGCGTATGGTGACAGGCTTTGACATTAAGTCGGACCAGTTCATCACACGTCTGGACGTTCTGTATGGTTACGTCTGGGTCCGTCCTGAGTGGGCGGTTGTAGTTGCAGACATCATCTAAGCATTAAAGAGGGGGCATATTGCCCCCTCCTTTCCCTCTAAGGAGCAAGTAAATGGCTAAAGTTCGACCTTATCTCGGTGTTTATGAAAATATGGAATTTCCAGAATATAAATTTACTGAATATCCGAAAGTTGTCGGGTATAAAGATGAGAAAAAGCAGGTTCCGATTGTTGTCGGAGACGCGAAAGAGGAAATCGACTTTATTACAAAAGGTGAGCCCGGGGCGTTTAAAACCCGTGAAGATGAGTTGCAAGCCGAACTCGACCGGAAGGCTGTGGAATTGGAACTCGCAAAAACGCAACTTGCAGAATTAAAGGCACAGAGGGAATTGGCGGAAACTGCAAAGCCTAAATCTTCATCAGTGAACTCTGTGTCTCCTGTTAAAAAAGAGGCTTGATATGTATAAAGGCACCATGAACCTTCTTACCGTGTTGTTTGCATTGTTGCTGGTAAATGGTGCCTTTGCTCAAACTTCTCAATATAATCAAATGACTTGGGGCATCCAGAATACAGGTTCGAGCCCTTATCCTTTCGGCGCAAACATTAACGGAACTTGGTATAACCTCGGCACAGTAAGTTCGACCGGTAATTGGGTTATTGCTGGCGGCAGTGGCGGATCGCCCGGAGGTGTAAACGGGCAACTTCAATATAACAATTCCGGCCTTTTTGCGGGATTACCTTACGGCACCGCTGCACAGGTTTTAATTGGGAACGCTACAGGCGCTCCGACGTGGGGTAGTGTTAATCTCGGCTCTATGGTTACAGGAAATCTGCCTATTGCTAATGGCGGCACAGGGCTTACATCATTTTCTCGTTCTGGAAATACTACAGTTTTCGGCACAACAAATGGTTCGCTTACAAACGGTCATTGCGTCAGCATTGACTCCAGCGGCAACCTTGTAGATGCGGGCGGCGCTTGTGGGTCAGGTAGCGGAGGTGGAACTGTTGTTGGGTCAAACTTTAATACCAGCATTACAAGTTATGGATCTGTAGCAACGCAAGCAGTTGTAAACAGCACTTCCTCGCTTACAGCAAATCTTGTCGTTCCTGCGAATGTTACGCTTGTTGTGCAAAAAGGCGGATGTATTACACAATCTGCTTCTTACACGCTCCAAATTAACGGTGCGATTGTAGCACCTCCGGGTCAACAGATTTTCTGCGGATTTTCTGGTAGCCAAATTACTATGGGCAGTTCTACGGGTCCCGTTTTATCTGCAACATCTACAGTTTATCCCGAATGGTGGGGTGCGGATGTTACGGGAGTTAATGATAGTGGTGTGGCTATTCAAGCTGCAACAAATTCGATTGTGAATGGCGGAACGGTTCAGTTTTCAGCTGGTAATTATAATTCCTCAACTTGTAACTGGACATTATCAATTAAAGGATCGGCTTGGGTTGGGATAACGGCAGGAGGCTCATCTGCGACAAACATTAATTGTTCAAGCGCCAGCGCCACGATCTTAACTGTTTCTTCTAGCGTTAGCCCCTCATACCTTAACATCACTGGCGGATTTGTATTCACAAGAACTGCGGCGACACCTGCTGTTAATTCTAAAGGTATTGTTTTTCAGAATATCAGCACTGGAGATTTTAAAAATATTACAGTTGCTAATTCTCAATATAATTACGTGTTTCAGACATTTAGCGCGTATTGCAAAGAATGTGACTCAATCTATACATTATCAACATCTCCCGGAAGTTCATCTGCGAATAAAATTTATTTATTCTGGATTGATACTGCTTATCCAGCAAATTCAACTTATTTGAAAGACACCTTTGCTTTTGAATATCCGGCTCCCGGAGTATCTGGACGAACTGCTTCTACTGTTTATGGTTATTATATAAATAATAGCACGACGAGTGCTGGGCAGACGGCAAATGATATATTCTTAGATAATGCAAGTTCTGCGAATGTTGATATTGGAGCATATTACAACGGTAATGTTGGTAATGCGTATGACGTTCATTTTATCAATAATGTGCATGATACATACAGCACTGCAGGAATTATCGTGGATAGTGTGCCGGGGACTCCGGGTGGCGCAGTAACAATTGACGATGGTTGGTTTGCACCTGCTTATACCGGAAGCACGACTTATGGCATTGAGGTTCTTTCTTCCAGAGGCGTAAATATTACAGGTGGTACGCAGATATTTGGTGGAGCAAACTACGCAAATAATTACGGAATTTATTGCTATGCTTCTAATAATGTTAATGTCACTGGCAATAGAATAATGAATTCAAAATACGGATATTACGCAAATGGCTGCGGAACATCTGTAGTTAGTGCTAATAACTTTTGGAATACCAGTGGTCAAAGTGCGACTGCCCAAATGCTTCTTGGGATAAGCGGCGGTGTTTCAAATCAATATCGCAGTGCTTATACCGGCAATAGTTTTGATGGCTATGCCACAACTGCTATAGATGCGACTTATGAAACCTATTCCTCTTTCTCAGGGAATAATTGTAATACTGGAAATATTTCAACCTGCGAGACAGGAACAAAATCTAATAATAATCAAACTGTAGATGCTATCGTTCCTGCAGATCCTTCGTGGACGCCTGTTTGCACGTTTTCATCTGGAAGCGGCACATCATGCACGATAAACTATGCCACTGTGTCGAAAGTTGGTAGGACTGTAACGATAACCCTAGCGTTAATAATAAATTATTCTTCGGCTCCGTCTCTAGGAACATTGTCTATTTCATTGCCATATACTGCAGTTGGCTCTAATAATGCGCCAAATCAAGTTCTTCCGGGGAGAGATTATAGTTCGGGTAATAGTCTTCAAGGGACTATTTCTGGCGGAACAAATTCAATGGTTCCGTTTGCTTATAATAATGGCTGGATTACTAGTGCAAGTGGGGCTGTTGTTGTATTTAGTGGAACTTATCAAGCAAACCAATGATGTTATAATGTGGTATAAGACGTTAGGTAAAGGCGTAAAAGATGACGCAGACAGTTTCTCGGCAACAATTCTTTTCCGCCGTAGCTCTTATGGCGGATTTAGATATACTTGCACAAGCGGTTAATTCTGATCCAAATAGCACAGCTTGGCAGCAATTTAACTCCGCCACCTGCATTGCTTCCTCAGACGCTTTAGCGATTTTAACTTTAACCACATTTAACTGGACTCAATTACAACTTAACGCCCTATTCACACTCGCAGCAACTTTGCCGGGAGCTGACCTCGCATGTGGTGCGACGATCACGCCTTCCAGCACAAGCGTTCCGACTGTATCAAGAGAACAGTTTTTTGCAGCGATTTCTATCGGCCTTCCATCTCCTGCTCCGGCGTCAAGCATGGATTTGCTGTCGCAGGCGGTTAATGCTGATCCAAACACAACTTTATGGATACAATATAATTCTGCGGTTTGTATTGCCCAAACTGATGCTTTGGCGCTTTTAGCTCAAACAACTTTTGGCTGGACTTCCGCACAATTAACTGCGCTTTTCACCCTTGCAGCAACCCTTCCCGGTGGAAACGCTTCTTGCTCCGTTCAATACACGCCCCCGATCTACCCGACTTCTTTCGGCGGCAATACCTATACAGCGCTCGACATTATAACATTAGCGTATAAAGACGCAGGTGTGTTGGGCGTCGGGCAGACCCTTCTTGCAGAAGACGTGAATGACGCGCTTACGCGGTTAAACATGATGATCGCGCAGTGGCGGATGAAACGCTGGCTTGTGTGGCATTTGATTGATGTCAGCGTGGTTTCGACGGGGGCGGAGTTTTACACGGTCGGTCCGGGTGGCGACATTAACGTGCCGACAAGGCCAGATAAAATTGAAAGCGCGTATTTTAGAATGCTGCCGGGAGCGAGTGGGACGCAGGCAGTTGATTACCCGCTTCAAATTCTGTTCTCCATGGAGGACTACGCAAGGATCACGTTAAAACAACTTGTGTCATTTTCTCAGTGCATCTTTTACGACTCAGGCTGGCCTTTAGGTAAAATCTATCCATGGCCACTGCCGCAAGCGAACCTTTACGAAGTTCATATTCTTCTTAAAGACACGCTGACAGAATTCAACAATCTAACAAGTCCTTTTATTTTTCCGCCAGAATATCTTGCAGCGATCCATTATAATCTTGTTGTAAGGACACGCGCTGCTTATAGACTTCCTCCAGATCCTTCATATGAGGGTTTGGCGGCAGATGCGTTGCAGACAATCCGTTCTGCAAATGCGCAAATTCCTTCCCTTGTGATGCCGGATAATCTGGTCCGTCCGAGCGTCTACAATATTTACAGTGACCAAACGAGGTAAATGAAATGACTATACCTGTTCGCTTTGGCTCCGGCTTTCGTCTCCACGACGGCAACAACATGGATAACGTCGCAGCTAATCCGCAATGGCAGCAAAATCCTGCTGTCACAGCAGTTGCTGGCGCACTTTCTTCATCAACACCAGTGTTGTTACTCGGCATCAATGTTGTCACGACAACCCCTTCAACGGGTGGAGTTGTGCTGCCTTCCGGCATTTTAGGCGGCATTGTTCATGTCCGTAACTCCGGTTCAAATACTCTTACAGTTTTTGCTGCCGGTTCTGACACAATCGACACGACTGCTGGTTCAACGGGCGTGACTATTGCAGCTGGTAAATCTGCGATCTTCTTCGGTTATGCTACAACCGGTAAAGGCGTGGATAGCTGGACGCAGTTCCAATCAGCATAAGGTGGCTGGTAAATGCCCCAGATCCAACTTGTTCAAGGTGCTTATGAAGCGCGGAGTGTCATCGCAAACGCTCAACGCTGCATAAACTTATACCCAGAACAAAATACCAAGGATGCAGAAGTGCCTTACACGCACTACTGCACTCCGGGGCTAACGCTCCTTACGCAAGGAATTGTTGCTGAAGTCCGGCAACTTTACACTGCGTCGAATGGGCTTTTGTTTGCTGTAATCGGAAATGTTGTTTACTACGTGCCAGATAATTTTGTGTTACACAATTTAGGTTTTATTGCTTCACAAAGTGGTCTGGTAAGTATGTATGATAATAAGTCTGTGCTTATTATTTTAGACGGATCAACTTATGGCTGGAGTGTTGATCTTACCACTTTAGCTTTTAGCGTGTTTCAGCCGTTAGGCTTTGTCGGCGGAAATCAAATTCGTTATCTCGACACGTTTTTGATTTCCTCTACTCTTAATGCAAATATGCAGTCGAGTGACTCCGGGGCTGCAACATATACCGCAAGTCCTGCAGCTCTCGCCACCATCACAGGTGATGCGGATCAACTCCAAATCATTGATGTGGTGCATAAAGAAATCTGGGCTTTTGGTCGAAGAACAACAGAAGTCTGGAGTGATGTCGGGGCGTATCCATTCCCGTTTCAAGGTATCCCCGGAGTTTTCCTACAACACGGGATCATCGCTCTAAGGTCACTGGCGAAGTGGGGCCTTAACATTTTCTGGCTTTCCGCTGACAACAACGGCCAAGCACTAATAATGATGGGCACGGCTTATAAAGCTGACATTGTGTCCACCCCTGCAATTTCAGATGAAATTGGAAAATACACTACAATTTCTGACGCGATTGGATATTGCTATCAACAAGGTTCGCATATTTTCTATATGCTGACCTTTCCATCTGCAAACGCGACTTGGTGCTACGACTTATCAACACAGCTTTGGCATGAGCGCGGTTCGATAGATAGTAACGGGAATTTAAATCGACATCGGTCAAACTGTGTTGCCCATGCCTACAATCAAGTTATTGTCGGGGATTACCAAAACGGCTCCCTTTATAAATTTGACTTAAACAATTACACAGACAATGGCAATCCGATCACAAGAGTTCGCTCCTTTCCGCATCTTTTGAATGAAGGAAAAAGGGTAAGTTATTCTCAATTCATGGCTGACATCGAAGTCGGCACGGATATCGATCCTTCTCAAAAGCCTATTATCACTTTGCAATGGAGCGATGATCGGGGCAAAACCTATAACAATGGTATTCAACAATCTCTTGGAGCAACTGGTGAATACAGAGTCATTCCTTCTTGGAAAAGACTTGGGTTCGCAAGAGATCGGGTTTTTCAATTGTCTTGGAGCGTGGCAACTGCATCCGCCTTAAACGGCGCGTGGATTGATGTTGAAAAGATGGAAACATGACATGCAGAAAGTAGTCGTGCCGACATCGCAAAAAGGGATCGTGGATGAAAACGGGTTTCCGTCTCGCCAATTACAAGCCCTTTTAAATGCCTTACAGGCCAATAGTGTGCCTGTTACTCATAATACTACAACTGGCGCAACGACGGGCGCGGTGGTATTGTTGCCTATCGCAGCGACGGTTCCGTCAGGTTGGCAAACAATTGAAACGGTGACATTGGGAGGTTCCCAATATCATTTGATTACACAGGTTTAGGAGAGGCAGATGGACCCGTTGACACTAGCTATGGCCGGAGGAA